CCCAGCTACAGGAGCAGAACGTTTTGCTGAATACTTCTATAATAAACTAAATGATTTTATTCAAGCTGAAACAGAAGGACGAGTAAAAGTAATTCAAGTTGAATTCCGCGAACATGAAAAGAACACAGCATTTTATAAAGGATAATAATGGCACTAGGAAGAATAGAAGATTATAATAAGATTCTACCAATTGTAGAACTTTACACATGTGTGCAATCAGAAGGTAGCCGAGCAGGTCGTCCTACTGTTGCTATTCGTACAACTGGATGTACCCATCGTTGTTACTTTGGTGACGGAGGTTGGTGTGATTCTTGGTACACAAGTATTCACCCAGAAAAAGGTAAATACACATTCCAGGATATCATTAACATTTACAATGAAAATCCTGAAATCACAGAAATGATGCTTACTGGAGGTTCACCTACAATGCATCCTAAAATCGTAAACGAACTAACTCATTTCGCAAATGAAAGAGGTATCACAATTACTATTGAAACTGAAGGATCGCATTTTTTGGAAACCGATTATCCTATTGGTTTGGTTTCTTTTAGTCCTAAGTTTACTAACAGTGTTCCAACTTTGGGTTCTAAAACGCCTCTTGGAGACATTGTAGATGAAAAGTTTATTCACACTCATAATCGCTATCGCTTAAATAAAGATGCGATTAAAAAGTCAATGGATTACCATAGTGACTACCATATGAAAGTAGTTGTTAATCCTGAAGAACAACCAGGTACATGGCAAGAAATTAAAATGTTCCTAGATGAACTTGAGGTACCACGCCATAAAATCTGGATTATGCCCCCGGGAGATAACCGTGAAGAATTGATTCGAGTTTATCCTATGGTGATTGATTGGTGTACTAAACATAAGTACAATTTTACCGGTAGAGAACACATTATTGCCTTTGATACTAAACGTGAAGTATAATTATGGTAATTAAAATAGCCCATAAAGTTGTAGTACGAAGTAGCCCAATACATGGGTTAGGAGTCTTTGCTAAAGAAGTAATATGTGAAGGAGAAATAATTGAAGAATGTCCTGTTATATCACTTTCTAGTGAACATAGACATGCCCTTCTAGATTATTCTTTTAAACATAACCACGACCAATACTCAGATGGTATATCTACTGAAACTATACCTTTAGGACATGGCTGCATCTACAACCACTCAGATCAAAATAATGCTACTTGGTTTTTTGATAATAAGAAAAATACTTGTAAATTTATAGCTCTTAGAGATATAGAAGTTGGAGAAGAAATTTGTACTAACTATGGAGAAGGTTACTGGAAAAACCATCCAAATATTGAAAGAAAATAATGCCTAATAATTACCTATCTACTCTTTGGACACTTTGGAAAAATGAAGTTATTGATGTATCTAAAGTGATTAAAGCCCTAGAAATTTATGGTTATCAATTAAATTATTTAGGCAACGGAGGTATAAAAACAAGTAAAGAAAACGAAACATACGAGTGGGAATATGGTAAAAAAATCTGAAAAAATAGTTTGTCATGAATGTCTTAGTTCTATAACTTATAAAACTGGGGCCCTAATAGAAAGAAACAATTGGGGCATACCTCACTTTATTTGGGTTTGTAAAAAATGTGGTAAAAAATGATAGAATTATACTCGTCTAAAGACATAGACATTAAAACCAAAATCATCGCTCAACAAATTTCCCGCGAACATAACAACGATGCTACCCCAGTAGTAATGGTTGGAGTACTAAATGGAGCATTTATGTTCTATTCTGATCTAGTTCGTAACATGGAAATTGATGTTGAATGTGATTTTATTAGAGTTAAATCCTACTCAGGTAAAGAACGAGGTAGTATTCAACTAACTAAAGATGTTGAAACATCAGTATATGGTAAGCACGTTTACCTGGTAGATGATATTTTCGATTCAGGAGAAACAATGAAATTTTTAGCTAAGTATTTTAATTTAAAAGGAGCTAAGACAATCAATATTGTTACTTTGGTTAAGCGAGCTAAAAATGAGTTTAATCCTATTAATCCCCATAGTCATGTATCTACATTCAGACATGCTTTTGAATGTGAAGATGAATGGTTAATTGGTTACGGAATGGATTCAACTGGAGGTTATAAAAGAAATTTAAAAGCAATCTTTGCTTTGTAAAGATTATTTCGTACATTTATATAAAATAAGTTATATGGAAAATATTGAAAATAAGCGTCGTAAAAAACATGACAACATTGAGTGTGTTCCTATGGGATATGCTAATGGGGTAGCAGGTGATTTTCCTCTTACTCAAGAACAAAAAGATCAAATGATCGAAGAAGCAGCAGAATACTTTGGTAAGTTTCTTACTGCGCTAAAATGCGATTGGCAGAATGATCCTAACTCAATGGAAACACCTCGTCGTGTAGCTAAAGCTTACGTAAACGACTTGTGGAAAGGTCGTTACACTCCATTTACAGAAATCACTTCATTCCCTTCAGATGGTTATGATGGAATCATTATTGAACGTAATATTCAACTTACCTCAATGTGTTCACATCACCACCAAACAATTCGTGGTGTAGTACATATTGGTTATGTAGCTGGGAATGAAGGTCGAGTAATTGGTTTGTCTAAACTAAACCGAATTGTAGAACACTTTGGCCGTCGAGGTGCTATCCAAGAACAACTTACCTCAGCTATCCATCAAGCGGTAGATAAAGTAACTGAAGGTAATAAAGGTGTGATTGTAACAGTAGTAGCCACTCACAATTGCGTATCTTGCCGAGGTATTAACCACCAAGGAGCAGCTATGGTAACTACTAAAGCATCAGGTGTGTTTATGGATAATGAAAATCAAGCACGTAAAGAATTTTTTGATTCACTTAAAATTAATAATGGTAATGTCTCAATTTAAAGAACTAATCACTATTGAACTAATTAATAGTTTAGGAATGTTTCGTTCATTCCATGACCGAGATGAAGTAACTCGTAATCCTGAAATGGATTGGGCTGAAGAAACTGCTAAAAGAATTGAAAATCTTTTTAATTCACAATATGTACCATTCGTAAGCGAGGTTGAAGAGTTCAATAGCTTAATGAATAAACCTAATAATTATGTCCCACAAATACCAACTGATAGAGCTGAATGGGAATTCGTATACAACTTCATTTTGGAAGAACTTGAGGAGTATAAACATGCTTGTGAAACCCAAAACATCGTGGAAGTTTTGGATGCGTTGTGTGACATTGCTTATGTTTCCCTTGGGAACGGTACTATGCTTCATGGTCTTAAGTCTAAAATTTGGCCGGCTTACTTGGAAGTACAAGCGTCGAATTTATCTAAGGCTTGTAGAACTAAAGAAGAGGCAGAAAAGACTGTTGAAATTCGTTCCCAAGAACAAGGCGAACCTTGTCATTATGAACAGGTTGGTGACAAGTATGTTGTATATCGTAGCCGAGACAAAAAAGTAATGAAATCAATTAATTACTTCAAACCAGATTTGAAGCAATTTTTTTAAGTAATGAGTTATAAAGCATGTCATGCTCAACCTATAAAGGACTCTAACAATTATAGAATCCATTTATGGGATGATGAAGGTTATAAAACACTAACTTGGAATTATTATGCTTATGAAGAGTGTGATGATATAGATTCTAATCCTGATATTAGAGGTCTACGTCATGAATCACTTCGTAAGGTAACCAAATGGTCTAGAGACAATACTAAACTTCATTTCCATGACATTAAGCCTTATCAAAGGTTTCTAATTGACAAATATGGAACTGATGATGAACCCTCAACTAGTCATAAAGAAATATTCTTTGATATTGAGATTGAAATGGGGGGAGCATTAACTGAGGATTATATCCGAAGTGCTCCTAAACCTGTTACTTCAATTGCTTGGTGGTACAAACAAAAAGATGAATGGGTTATCTTGATTCTAGATCAAAAAGGTGAACTAGAAGAAACCATTGAAGGAAATAGAAAAATTATTCCCTTAAAAAGCGAGCAAGAACTTCTAATGAAGTTCCTAGAAGCAATTCGCACTATCAACCCAGACATATTAGTCGGTTATAACAGTGATTACTTCGATATACCTTACCTATATTATCGAATGTGTAATATATTCGATCAAGAGGTAGCTAGTATGTTATCCCCAATAGGATGGGTTAGAGATGAGTCACAATGGAATGATCACCGTTGGTTAGATATTGCAGGTCTAGAATCTCTAGACTATATGAAACTACATAAAAAGTTTAGTTTCAAAGATGAACCATCTTATAAACTGGATTATCTAGGTAAAAAATATGCTAACCTAGAAAAGATTGAATATGATGGAAGTTTGGATCGTTTATTTAAAGAAGACAAACAAAAGTTTATTAAGTACAACTTCCGAGACGTTGAAATCTTAAAAGCACTAGATGAAAAATTCCAGTATCTACCTTTAACAAAGAACCTAGCCCATAAAGGTAAAATCAGATATTCAGATGTTTATAAAAACAGTTTGATTCATGATGGTGCTATTTCCGCTTACCTATTGTCTCAAGGTATTATTCCACCTGCTCGAGATCGTAATCCTATAACTAAGAAGAATTACGCTGGAGGATATTTGTTCTGTCCTCAAGCAGGTTTATATAAATACATGTTTGATGAGGACTTAACTTCACTGTATCCTTCCATTATAATGTCGCTTAATATCGGTAAAGAAACACTTGTTGGGCGTATATTGATTCCTGATGAGAAGGTGGTAGTAGAAGGGAAAGAAATATTCAATAACCGCTATGGTCTAAATGATCTAAAGAAAATGGATCAAGATATGATTTTGAATGTACAAAATTCAAAACGTAAAACAGCCCAAATGAAAGTTAAAGAAGTTATTGATTTAATTGAAGCCTCTAACTTATCAATCTCAGCTAATGGGGTTATGTATAGAACAGATTTTGATTCGGTACTAAAAACAATTCTAGCAAAATGGTTTGAAGAACGAGTTATTTATAAAAATAAGATGAAAACTGCTTATAAAGCTGGGAACAAGGCAGATGGAGAAAAATTCCACTTAATGCAACATACAATGAAAATTTTGCTAAATAGTTTGTATGGTGCAACTGCTCTTGGGAGTTTTAGATATGGTAATGTAATTTTAAGTGAAAGTATTACTCTATCAGGTCAACGTATTATTCAAGAATCAGCTTTGTTTGCTAATACACATATGAACAAAGTATTAAAAGGTGAAATTCAATTGTAATGGAACATAAAATCTCAAAACAATCAATTAGAACAGGTGTTACTATCTTTAGCGCTGGTGAAAAACTTGACAAAGATAAAGTTATATCTATGTCTGAAAAATGGTCAGATAAAGAAATAACCTTCTTTAAAAAAATGCTCAAACAAGGAGGACGTTTTAATATTAAAGAAACCAAATTCTATATCACAGTCCCAGAACAAATCTTTAATAATAAAGGTGAAGTTGAGGGTATAATTCATAATGAAGACGAAGAGAACTCTTGATTTGCATGGTGTTAAACATGCTAATATTGAAGATAAGTTAATTGACTTTTTCTTCTGGCATGGTTTTGATTATAAAGGAGTAAATATTATAACAGGTAACTCTCAAAAAATGCAAGAAATAGTTATAAATTTCCTTGATCAATACGACTTTAAATATTATATTTCATCTCATAATTTAGGAGAAATAATAGTAGTAGAATGATACAATTAGAAAATACACCTTGGTTTATCTGTAAAAAAGAAGACAAAAATTTTTGTGCTTATGTTGATACAGACTCCAACTATTATAATGCTGAGCCTTTACTTAAACATCTCTATCCTAATTTTGATGAGATGGATGAAGAAGAAAAAGACAATAAACTTGAGGAAATTGCTCTTAAATATCAAGATTTAATTACAAATCATTATACTACTTTAGCTCAAGAAGCATTTAATGTTCCTGAACATCGTTTTGAAATGAAAACTGAATGTATAATTCGTTCAGCTTACTTTAGAAGTACAAGACGATATGCTCAATGGATTACTAAGAAAGAAGGTGTAGTTAAAAATGAGCTAGATATTAAGGGTTTAGAGTTTATGAAAGCTAACTTTCCTCCTATATTTGGAAAGTTCTTTAACTCAATCCTAGAAAAAGCACTTAAAGGAGCTAAACAAACTGAGATTGATGATTTACTCCTAAAATTTAGAGAGCATATAATGTCAAAAGATCTAGAATTAACAGTATTAGGTAATCCAACTTCAGTTAAAACATTAGATAAATATATCGCTCGTAAACCTAAGGCAGGTGAAATGTTTTCAGTCATAGCTCAAGGAGCACCAGCAGCAATTAAAGCTGCTATTAAATATAATGACTTACTTACATTCTGGGGTTTAGATAAAAAACACTCTAGAATTGTACAAGGTGATAAAGTTAAATGGATTTATCTAAAAAATAATCCATATAAAATTGAAGCACTTGCTTTCTTAGACTTTGATATGCCTGATAAGATTCGTACATTACTAGATGAGTATGCGGACAAGAATCGATCATTTGAATCAATTTTGGAATCTAAACTTGAAGGATTTTACCATGACCTGGGTTGGTCACTTAATTTAAACCCATATCGAAACCTATTTTTTAGTTTCTAGTTATGATTAATAAAAGCGAATTACAGAGAATTATCTCTAAATATTCCTTAAATGGAATGATTGAGTCTGTCAAATGGACTACTCAAAATAAGCAATTAAACATTAAGTTTAATGCTCCTACTAAAGACATGATTGGTGAGATAACTCATACTAATTTTGATTTAGCTGATAGTGAGATTGCTGTTTATGATACTCCTCAACTTGATAAACTACTAGCTATTACCTCAGGTGATTTGGATCTACAACTAGAAAAAATAGGTAAAGTATTCACTCGTTTAGTTATTGGTGATGTAAATTATACTTTAAGTTATACTTTATCTGACCTGATGTTAATTCAAGAACCAGGTGTAGTTAAAGATCCAAATAACTATACAGTTGAATGTACTCTTGAATCTAGTGCTCTCTCAGCTATTATTAAAGCTAAAAATGCCTTACAAAGTGAATTAGTTTCATTTGTTGTAGGTAAAAATTTTGATAATGAACAAGTACTTACTTTAGTATTTGGAGATGCTTCATCTCATACAAATAAAATTGAATATATCATCCCAGGTACTGTAATTGAAGATGATGTGTTAGATTTCAAAGTACCATTTAATTCTGAAATGCTTAAGACAGTTCTCTCTAACAATAAAGATGCTGATGAGGCTTATATGAGTCTAAACACTCAAGGTTTACTTAAATTAGTATTTAAAGGAGAGGATTGGATTAGTACTTACTATATGGTAAGAAAAGCAGATCAGTAATATTTATAATATGACCTATAGGGCACCTTCGGTTATCTTCGGAAACCAAATTTTATTTATTGTTTAACCATAAATCTAAGGATTATGAATACATTTATTTCAGAGAGACACCTCTCACCATTTGATCTGTTGTTTAAAGATTTTTTCAGATCGGAATTAAATTTCCAACCAGCCATTGAGGCTAAAATTTCCCACCCAGTAGACATTTACGAAAATAAAGACGGCTTGCACTTTGAAGTTGCATGTACTGGTCTTGAAAAAAACGATATTGAAATCAATATTGAAGGAGATGTTCTTAGAATATCTTATACTAAAAAAGAAGAAGATAAATGCTGTGATGTGAATGACTGCACTTACCTACATAAAGGTATTGCACGTCGTTCTTTTAATTTAGGTTATAAAGTAACTTCTAAATTTAAACTTACAGACGCAGCTGCAGAAATGAAAAATGGTCTTTTAAAAATTTCTGTACCATTTGCTGAAGAAGCTAAACCTAAAGTTTTGAAAATCAAATAAGTTTTATTATATTAGGTTATAATTAATAGGTGCCCCTATAGGTTTTTATTTAAATCACGTTATGAAAAAAAAAGATACAAAAACTACTCGATACATCAAAGATCCATTACTAGCACCTTATTACATCCAATTAGATGATTATTGCTTTGGTGTTCATAAAGCTATTACAGCTGAAGAAAGTGGAAAAGAATATCATCAAACACTTGGTTTTTATAAAAATTTAGACTCTGCTTTGTCTGCTATTGCTAAAGATGAGGTTATGAGTAAAAATTATGACACTATAAAAAGCTTTATTGAAGAATATAACAATATAATTAATCGAATCTCTAATATAATTACATTATGATTGAAGCGCTATTTAACGCTATAATTGTCCAACCAATTGAGTTGGAAGAAACAACATATGGAAACATTGTTGTGCCTGATCTAGGCAGTGAGAAAAATAAAACAGGTAAAGTTGTATCGGTAGGCCCAGGTCACCAATCAATTACAGGAGAATTTATTCACACTATTCTAAAAGCAGGAGATATTATTGTATTACCTACTATGGGTTTTACTAAATTTGAATATAAAGGTGAAGAATATTGGATTGGTCGTGAAAATGATATCCTAGCTAAAATTGCTCCTGAAAGAACTTCTATCGAAGAAGTACTTGGACAAACTGAAGTAACAGAAACAGAAAAAGAATATTTGACAAATGAGTAAGGTAATTGAATTTGGTCCTGAAGGCCGTAAAAAACTAGTTTCAGGTATTGATAAACTAGCAGATGCTGTAGTAGCAACACTTGGTCCTAATGGTCGTAACGTAGTAATCGTTAACGAAATGGGTCAGGTGCAATCAACTAAAGATGGTGTAACTGTAGCCAAATCTATTTCTCTATCAGATAATGTAGAAGAAGTAGGTGTTAAAATGGTAAAACAGGCAGCTATTAAAACTGCTGATAACGCAGGTGATGGTACAACCACTTCTACCTTGTTGGCTCGTGAAATGGTTAAAGCCGGTTTGAACCACTTAAATAACGGAGCAAATGCAGTTGAAATTAAACGTGGTATTGATGCTGCTGTTAAGCAAGTAACTGAAGAATTACACCGTAATATTAAAGAAGAAATTTCAAGTGAAGAACAACTTGAACAAATTGCCACTATATCAGCTAATAATGATCCTGAAGTAGGTAAATTAATTGCTACAGCTTTAAATAAAGTAGGACGTGAAGGAGTAGTTACAATTGAAGAATCAAACTCAGGTGAAACTTATCTTGAAACAGTAGAGGGTATGCAGTTTGATCGTGGTTATAAATCACATTACTTTGTGACTGATAATTCAACAATGTCTACTCACCTTGAAAATCCATTTATCTTAATCGCAGATAAACGTTTTACAAACGTTAAAGATTTACTTCCTATTCTAGAGGGAGTATCTAATCAAAATCGCCCATTATTGATTATTGCTGAAGACATTGAAGGTGAAGCACTCGCTACACTTATCGTGAACAAAGCACGAGGTACAATTAAAGTAGCAGCTGTTAAAGCTCCTGACTTTGGTGATCGTCGTAAATTGATTTTGGATGACATTGCAATTCTAACAGGAGGTCAGGTATTTAGTACTGATAAGGGTATGCGCCTTGACAAATTCAGTTGGGATTGGTTTGGTTCAGCTCGTAGTGTAACAATAACAAAAGATCAAACAACCATTATAGATGGAAGAGGAGAATCTGAATCAATACAAGCACGTATTGAAGAACTTCAACAACAAATCGAAAAAGCAAAGACTCCTTTCGAACAAGAAAAGCTCCAAGAAAGGCTCGCGAAATTCGTGGGAGGAGTAGCTATCGTTTATGTTGGTGGAAACACTGAAACAGAAATTAAGGAAAAGAAAGATCGCGTAGAAGATGCCTTATACGCAACCAAAGCCGCTATTGAAGAAGGTATTGTACCAGGTGGGGGCTCAGCTTTGATTTACGCTCGTGAAGCAATTGATCGCTCAAATATTGGAGCTGAGATTGTTTGGAAAGCATGTGGTAAACCATTTGAACAAATTCTTGTAAACGCTGGTTTCAGTTCAACTGAAGCACAAATGGTAGGTCTACAACTTGATCCTTCAAATACTTGGATGGGTTATAATATCAAAGAGGAAACTATTGTCAACATGAAAGAAGCAGGTATTATTGATCCAGCTAAAGTAACTCGAACTGCACTTGAAAACGCAGCTTCAGTAGCAGGTACAGTATTGCTTACCGAGTGTGTTGTAGTTGATAATCCAGAGGATAAGAAAGAATCTGATCCAATGGGTGGAATGGGAGGTATGTTCTAATGGATACTCAACAAGTAGAAAAAAACATTCAAATCGCTGAGCGAGTTCCACCTGGTGACAGGTGGAAACTCCTCAACGGTGAGAAAGTTTATGAATCCCTAACTGAAGTGTTAAACGCTTGGTATCAACAAGCAACTACAAAACCCCAAGCATTTAGGCTTGAGCCTCTAAAAGGAAAATTATATATTATTACTACTGAAGAAATAGAAATACCTAAACCTGAACCTAAGAAATACGATTTGTATGGTGACTTCGAATAAAGAACATACTTTATTAGTTGAAAAATATCGTTCTAAAAACCTAAATGAATATGTAGGTAATGAGAATATTAAAGCCACTATAGCTAAATATTTAGAACAGAACGATATACAAAATCTTATATTCTATGGAAGTCCGGGAACTGGTAAAACTACTTTGGCTAAGCTTATTGTTTCCAATTTGGATTGTGATTATCTTTACATCAATGCTTCAGATGAAAGAGGGATTGAAACAATTAGGGACAAAGTATCCGGATTTGCTTCTTCTGCTTCGTTCAAAAGTATCAAAGTTGTTATCTTGGATGAAGCAGATTTTCTCACAATCCAAGCACAAGCATCATTAAGAAACGTAATCGAAACATTTTCACGTAGTACTCGTTTTATCTTAACTTGTAACTATGTTGAACGTATTATTGATCCTCTTCAATCACGTTGCCAGGTACTTAAGATTGTACCCCCGTCAATGAAAGAAGTAGCAGCTCATATAGCTGGTGTTTTAGAGAAAGAAGGAGTTGAATGGACTAAAGAAACATTAGGACCTATTGTTAAACAATACTACCCTGATATTCGTAAAATTCTAGGCACAGCTCAATTATCTACCATTGATAATAAACTAATTCTAGACAAGTCAATACTTGTATCAAATAACTATATTGAGCAAGTAATAAACGAAATTAAAACCAATAAAAACTGGAAAAATATTCGCCAGATAATAGCTGATTCTAATATTAATGATTATGAAGAACTTTATAAGGAACTTTATTCGCGTATCTCAGACTATGCTGACGGGCGAGAAGGCCTGGTGGTAATTATTCTTGAAGAATATCAATACCATTCTAATTTTAGAATTGATAAAGAAATTAATATCATGGCTTGTATAGCTAAAATTATCTCAATTCTATGATTAACATGGAGATAGTCCATATGGGGCCTCGATCATTTTATTTATATAGAACATTTAAAGAACGAGATAAACCTATTGACACAGATCTACTTAAAGAACTTTGGCACTGCGACTCAGTACTTAAAAAAGATGGAGTATTTTATTTTTGTAGAGAAATAGAAGATGTCGAGTTTGAGAACATTCCTTAAATATACTATAACTTGGATATCAGGGAATCTTTCCATACCTTTCTGGATGGTAGGACATGTTCACTTAACAATGAATATCTATGAAGACATTTATGAAATATTAGCTTCATTTGGTATGAATATAATAGTGGCTATTGGTTTCTATATTGATTGGTTAAAACATAAAAAAGAAAATTCATGAATCAAAATCAAGATCTTAAACTAAACATTGATCTAAAAAACACAGAAAAAGTAGTTACCCCAGATGGTAACTATGTAGTAGCTGAAGGAATTATTTTGCGTAAAGCATCACGTTTTGCAGTTGGTACTGCACAAGATGCACTTATTCCTATTCCTGTATTTTATGATGTTAAAACAGGTGCTATTCTAAAAGAAACTCTACCAGGTGACATCAAAGACGACTACGAAGACACTATTTGATTGGCTGGAAGAAATAACAGTCAAAAAGACTCCTCCTGGAGACTTTAGTGAAGAGTCATGGGACTCATTTAACTCTTATATGGTTCATAGATATTTATCTATGGATATAAATTACGTAGACATTGTAAATTATGTTCAAAAGATAAGTCCACAGAATAAAAAACAAATTTACACCATTTACAGAGAAATGATCCCAAAGAAAAAGGTTTGGTTAAAGTATATCAAACCGAGTAAAAAACAAAGGCCACAACATATAGCAGAATACATAGCAAAATATTATGAGTGTAGTTTAGGTGAAGCTGATCACTACATTGATATAATTAGAGAACCTGGTGTTCGAAATATTTTGTGGCAAATGGGGGTTGACCAAAAAGAACAAGATAAATTAGTAAAAACTCTGTAAAATGAAAGAACAAGAAGGTTACGATCCACAACCATATTCAGCAATTAAAGATTTTGAACAAAAATATTCTGAACTAGCATATGAATTTCAACAAATTCAGAAAGAACAATATGAGTTGTTTGCCGCTAAAATGATGGATTATGGTCTTCAAAATATTGCTTTAGGTTCTACTTTAGAAAAATCAGAAGACATTAACCTTTCAATTACAGGTATTTGGCTTCGTTGTAATGATAAGATCAATCGTTTAAAAAATATGCTCCAACGTAATGGAAAAAATTATGTAGCTGGAGAAGCAATGATTGATAGTTTTATAGATATCTCTAACTATGGTATTATAGCCCAGTTAGTTATGAGAGGTAAATGGAAATAAGTTTTGGCTAAAAAGAAATCACCTCTAATTGTTGAGGCTGTAAAAAAATTCACACCCCCAAATATAGACTATAGATACCAAAAAACAATATCTTTTAGTCAATATTCAGTATTTGAGAGTTGCCCACACAAATGGGCACTCCAATACCGGGACGGGCATTATACATCTGAAGTTTCAATTCACATGACATTTGGGACTGCTATGCATGAAACTATGCAGAACTATTTAGAAGTGATGTATAATGAAAGTGCAACTGCTGCTGATAGGATTAATATAGAAGAATACTTTGAAGAACGTTTAAGAGCAGTTTACAAAGAAGATTATAAAAAAAATAATAATACTCATTTTTCTAATTCATCTGAATTAAGTGAATTTTATGAAGATGGAATAGGTATTCTTCAATGGTTTAAAAAGAATAGAGGAAAATACTTTGGTAAAAAAAGTTGGTGGTTAGTAGGTATTGAAGTACCTATTTTACTTCCGCCTAATCCGGTCTATAATAACATACTATATAAGGGATATATCGATGTTGTCTTATATAATGAAATGCTTAATAAAATAAAAATTATCGATATTAAAACTTCTACTCGTGGGTGGAAGGATAAAGAAAAAACAGATGAAGTTAAAAATTCTCAAGTTATTCTTTATAAAAAATTCTTTTCAGAACAATTTAATTTCCCAGTTGATAATATTGATGTAGAGTATTTTATTGTAAAAAGAAAACTACATGGTAATCCTGACTTTCCTGATCCAAGAGTACAAATTCATGTGCCTGCTTCTGGTAAAATTAAATTAAATAAAGCCACTAAACATTTTGAAGAATTTATTGAAATGGCTTTTGATAAAGAAGGAAAACATAGAGAAGGTCCTATGTTAAAAAATCCTTCAAAACAAAACTGTCAATATTGTCCTTTCAAAGATAGAAAAGATTTATGTGACAGAAACGTATCTTAGTATATTTTGAGATATTTATATATGACAATATAAAAACAATGTTATGAGTAAAAAGGATATGACACTTACAAGTGTTAAAATACAAACAGAATTATTTGATGAATTTAAAGTATCTTGTGTAAGACATAAATTCTCGTTTCAAAAGCTTGCTGATCGAGCAATTCATTTATATCTTACTGATGAAGGATTTAGAAAACAAATTCATAACCACAACGATTTAGATATTTAATTAGTTTATGAAAGAAGGTTATTTGCCTAAAGATCAAAGGAAAAAAATTCTTTTGATCACCGATGATATTAGATTACCCTCAGGTGTAGGGAATATAGGAAAAGAAATAGTTATCCATACTGCTCATCATTATAATTGGGTTTGTATAGGAGCTGCCATCAACCATCCAGATGCTGGAAAACGTTTTGATTTAAGCACTGACACAAATCAAAATGCTGAAATAGAGGATGCTAGTGTTTTTCTTTATCCTAATAATGGTTATGGAGATGCTAATCTTTTAAGAGCAATTCTTAAACTTGAAAAACCTGACGCTATAATGATGATTACTGATCCTCGTTATTTCACTTGGTTATTCCAAATTGAGAATGAAATCAGAAAAAACATTCCTATTATTTATTTAAATATCTGGGATGATTTACCAGCACCTTACTACAATAAATCATTTTATGAGTCATGTGATGCTTTGTTAGGTATTTCAAAACAAACAGTTAATATTAATAAACTTGTTTTAGATAACAAGACTAAAAACAAGATTATTGAGTATGTACCCCATGGATTAAATACTGAAATATTTTATCCTATCACTGATAAGGAAACTAATACAGAATATCAAAATTTTAAGAAAAATCTATTCCAAGGAAAAGATTATGAGTTTATGATATTTTTTAACTCAAGA